CGCGACGTCATCCGCGCCGGTGACGCTGGCCGCGCCTGGCTGCTGGCCTACTGCGAGCACCTGCGCACCGTAGCCGCTGGCCGGGATCCGGATGGCGAGCTCTCGGTGGAGCGCGCCCGCGTGGCCCGCGCCACGGCCGAGAAGCTGGAGATGGCCAACAAGGTCACCAAGCGCGAGTTCGCGCCCGTGCCGTTCCTCGAGATCGTCCTGGGCCACGTGGCCCGGCAAATCTCCACCCGCCTCGACGCCCTGGTGCCGCACATCCGCCGCCGCCTGCCCGATCTGCCAGCCTCGGTGCTGGCGCAGATCTCCGCCGAGGTGGCCGCCTGCCGCGAGCTGTGCGCCGCCGCCAACCTGGCCGACGCCGACCGCCTGGCGCGCGAAGGCGATGACGACGACGACGTGCCGCAGGAGCCCGCCGCGTGACCACCATCGCCCAGGTCCTGCAGGACGACACCCTGTCGCCCGAGCTGCTGCACGCGGTGGCCAGCACCATCCGCCGCAGCCTGCGCGTGATGTCCGTGCCAGAGCCGCTCAGCCTCAGCCGCTGGGCTGAGAAGCACTTCTACCTCAGCGCCGAGTCCAGCTACGTCGAAGGCCGCTGGCACTGCTGGCCGCCCCAGCGCGCGCTGATGGACGTCATGGGCCACGACGAGATCCACCACGTCACCATCCGCAAGAGCGCGCGCGTCGGCTACACCAAGATGATGCTCGCCCACACCGCCTACGAGGCCGAGCACAAGCGCCGCAACGCCGTCATCTACCAGCCCACCGACGACGACCGTGACGAGTTCGTCACCACCGAGCTCGAGCCCATGCTGCGCGACGTCGCCTGCATGCGCCGCGTCATGCCCCGCTTCAGCCGGCGCAGCAAGGACAACACCCTGCGCCAGAAAAAGTTCGTCACCGGCCTGCTGCACCTGCGCGGCGGCAAGGCCGCCAAGAACTACCGCCGGCTCACCGTCGACACCGTCAAGTACGACGAGTTCGACGGCTTCGACCGCGACATCGAAAAAGAAGGCAGCCCCGGCAAGCTCGGCGACAAGCGCACCGAAGGCGCCGTCTGGCCCAAGTCAATCGCCGGCACAACGCCCAAGCTCAAAGGCCTCAGCAACGTCGAAGACCGCGAGGCCGAAGCCGACGCCCGCATCGCCTGGCACGTCCCGTGCCCCCACTGCGACGAGCTGCACCCCATCACCTTCGGCGGCACCGACAAGCCCGCCGGCCTCAAGTGCACCGACCGCGACGCCACCACCGTCGCCCATGTCTGCCCCCACTGCGGCGGCATGATGACCCAGGCCCAGTACCTCGAAGTGTGGGAAGTCGGCCTCTGGATCGACACCATCGCGGGGTTGTGGATCGACCACCTCGGCAACTGGCGCACCCCCCAGTCGCTCGACTGGCGCGCCTGCGACCTCGCGCCCGACCCCTCCACCATCGTCCAGCCCCCCGGCCACGTCGCCGCCCACCTGTGGACCGCCTGCGCCCCCCAGGCCACCTGGGTCGCCATCTTCGAAGAGTACTTCGCCGCCCTGGACCTGGCCGAGCGCGGCGACAAGTCCCTGCTCAAGACCTTCACCAACACCACCCTCGGCGAGACCTGGGAAGAAGCCGGCGAGCGCACCGAAGAACACGCCCTCCAAGCCCGCGCCGAAACCTTTCGCCTGCGCACCATCCCCATCGGCGCCCTCATCGCCACCGCTGGCATCGACCTGCAGGGCAACCGCTGGGAGATCGGCGTCTGGGGCTGGGGCGCCGGCATGGAATCCTGGACCATCGACCACCAGGTCATCGAAGGTAACCCCGCCGACGAGAACGACTGGCGCCAGGTCACCGAGTACCTCAACCGCCGCTACACCCAGGCCTGGCACGGCGGCAGCCTCGGCATCGAAGCCACCAGCATCGACAGCGGACACCACACCCAGGCCGTCTACAACTACGTGCGCCTGCAACAGCACCAGCGCCGCATCTACGCCATCAAGGGCAGCAGCGAAGACGGCACCACCATCAAAGGCCGCGCCTCCAGCATGGAAGTCAACTGGAACGGCCAGAAGTGGGCCAACGGCGTCAAGCTCTGGGTCATCGGCACCGACACCGCCAAGGACCTGCTCCACGGCCAGCTCGCCATCGCGCAGCCCGGCCCCGGCTACGTCCACTTCAGCGCCGATCTGCCCCGCGAGTGGTACGAGCAACTCACCGCTGAGCAGCGCATCACCGTGCGCACCCCCAGCGGCGACAAGCAACGCTGGGTCAAGCGCCGCCCCCGCAACGAAGTGCTCGACACCCGCAACTACGCCACCCACGCCGCCATCATGCTCGGCCTGGACCGCTACACCGACACCCAGTGGCAGCGCCTGCAGGCCGCCGTGCAACCCCCGCGCGACCTCTTCAGCCTCGACCCCGCGCCAGCCATCGTCGTGCCCGCCGCGCCGCAGATCATCACCCCGCCGGCGGCTATGCCCATCCCACAGCGCCACATCGCTGCCCGCCCGGCCGGCCGCCAATGGTGACCAACCCCATGCCAACCACTCCCCCCACCATCGCCGCCGACCTCCTCACCCCCCACCAGGCCGACCCGCCCATCGACCCCGCCCCCGCCCCGCCCAAGAACCCCCCCCGCCACACCCTCGGCGAAAAGTTCGCCGACCCCGACCTCGTCGACGCCATCTTCGACCACATCCTGGCCATGATCCCCGAGCTGGCCGGCGCCGCCATCGAGCCCACCAAGGACGCCATCCGCCGCGAGTTCGGCGGCGCGCAGCAGTACATCCGCGCCAACACCGTCGAGCGCCGCAAGCGCGACATCCAGCGCGCCGTGCGCCGCATGTTCGACGGCCGCAACGCCAGCCACATCGCCCGGGTGCTCAACATCAGCCGCGCCACCGTCTACCGCTGCCTCAAGCAGCCCGGCCCGCCCGACGAAGCCTGATTGTCTCAACGCTTGCCTAGCGGCTGAGACACCCCGCCGGCATGCTCGGTGCCCATGGCGTACACACAGGCCGATCTGGACAATCTGAACGCGGCCATCGTGGGCTCCGAACTCGAAGTCGAGTACCAGGGCCGCCGCGTGCGCTTCCGCAGCGTCACCGAGCTGCGCGCCGCCTACAGCCACGTCAAGGACGAGCTCGCCGCCGCGGCCGCCCGGGCCAACGCCCGCACCGGCCCCCTGCGCTTCACCTTCACCACCCAGCGGGACTGATCCGGCCATGCTCGCCCCCCGCATGCAAGAGCCGCGCGTCACCACGCTCGACCGCCTGATCGGCTGGATCAACCCCCGCGCCGGCCTCGCGCGCCACTTCGACCGAATCCGCCTGCAGCGCGCCTACGACGCCGCCAGCCCCCGCGACGGCTGGAAGCCCCGCCGCGCCGGCGCCAGCGCCAACACCGACCACCAGGCCGACGCCGCAACAACGCGCGCCAAGGCCCGCGCGCTGTACCAGAACGTGCCCTACGTGCGCGCCGGCATCGAAGCCCTGGTCTCCAGCACCATCGGCACCGGCATCGTCACCTACTCCACGTCCAAGCGCCACGCCGCCACCCTCAACGCGCTGTACGAGCAATGGGTCAAGTCCTGCGACGCCGACGGCAGGCTCGACTGGTACGGCATGCAGGCCGTCGCCGATCGCGCAATGGAGAACGACGGCGAGGTGCTGATCCGCCTGCGCCCGCGCCGGCTCGAAGACGGCTACCCCGTCCCCCTGCAGCTGCAGCTGCTCGAGATCGACTGGATCGACCACACCCGCCAGACCGGCGCCCACGGCAACAACACCATCGTCAACGGCATCGAGTACGACGTGCTCGGCCGCGTCGCCTACTACTGGCTGTGGGACCGCCACCCCGGCGAGCTGGTCGGCTACAACCGCGGCGCCACCCGCATGCAGAGCGCTCCCGTGCCTGCGTCCAGCATCATCCACCTCTACGCCCCCGACCGGCCCGGCGCCGGCCGCGGCTTCCCGCGCGTGGCCACCGTCATCCCGCGCGTGCGCGACCTGCAGCTATACGAGGACGCCGAGCTCGCCCGCAAGAACCTCGAATCGCGCCTGGGCGTGCTCGTCAGCGGCGACGTTCGGTCGATGGCCGACTCGGTCAAGTACGACCAGTCAAGCAACTCCAGCAGCCTCGGCGATCTGCCCAGCGGCGGCATGGTGCAGTTGCCGCCAGGCGCCAACATCACCACCGTCGCCCCCCAGCCCGCCGTCGGCTACGTCGACTACGTCAAGCAGCAGCTCCACCTAATCGCCGTCGGCATGGGCGTCACCTACGAAATGATGACCGGCGAGATGCGCGACGTTAACTTCAGCAGCGCCCGCGTCCGCCTCATCGACTTCCGCCGCCAGATCGAGGCCAAGCAGTGGCTCACCCACGTCCCGCGCCTGTGCGTGCCCGTGTGGAACGCCTTCGTCGACGCGGCAGTGCTCGCCGGCAAGATCCCGCGCCCCGACTACGCATGCGACCACAGCATGCCCAAGTGGGACTACGTCAACCCCGAGCAGGACGCCAGGTCCGAGCTCACCCTCATCGGCGCCGGCCTGCTCACCATCAGCGAAAGCCTGCGCCGCCGCGGCTACAAGCCCGACGTCGTCTTCGCCGAGCTCAAGAGCGACTTCGACAAGCTGCGCCAGCTCGGCGTGCTCGACGTGCTGCTCGCCCTGCAGGGCAAGACCACCGCGGCCAGCCCGGCCACCCCGGCCGACTCCACCGCGCCCGCCAAGCCCGCCGCCACCGCCTGAGCGCCGCAGCGCCCCGCACCCCCAGGAGCCACCCGCATGTTCTTAGCCCCCAACACCCCCATGCTCCCCGACCGGGCCGAGACCGTGACGCCCAGCGACAGCACCATCTTCAACGCCTCGGCCGTCATCGCCTGCGGCGCCGGCGACATCAAGGTGCAGCCCGCCGGTGGCGGCGCTCCGCTGGTGTTCCCCAGCTGGCCTGCCTGCGTGCCGGTGCCGTGCATGTGCACCATGGTCTACAACACCGGCACCACCGCCACCAACATCCGGCGGGTGTACTGATGCCCATGGCGCTCGGGCTCGGGCTGGGGCTGCCTTACATGGCAGGCCCGAGCGGCCCATCGCCCGCCCTCGACCTCAACTTCGTCGCCATGGCCGCGAGCCAGGCGCTCGACTCGCGCATCACCTACACCGGCGCCAGCCTCGCCACGCTCGTGAATGCGGCGGGGAACATTGCGTACAAGCCGCATAACCTGTTGACGTACAGCGAGCAGTTCGACAACGCCATATGGGCGAAGACGACTGCTTCGGTCACTGCGAATAGTGCTGCCGCCCCAGACGGAACGAGTACGGCAGACAAGCTTGTCGAGGACACAACGGCATCTACCGCGCACTTCATCGCGAACACCGTCACGGTCAGTTCCGGGGTGCCACACACGCTGTCGGTTTACCTAAAGGCGGCGGGCCGCTCATGGGTCGGGGTCTATGAGACATCCTCGGCCTGCGGGAAATACTTCAACCTAGCCACTGGAGTGGTCGGAAGCGACCTCGGTTCCGCTCCGGCGGCCTTCGCGATCACAGACGTTGGGAATG